GTCCGTATCCCTGCATGAGAAGTAGCGTACATATCAAATTGCATAGTTACATTTGACATATTCCCGAAACCAGAAAGATGATATTCAGGGTTCGTAGTAATTCTCTGATACACAATATAAGGATAATTAGGATCCTGTGGAGCCTTCATGGGATATATCTTTACGTTAGTGCTGAGAATCCGATAAAGGGTAGGAGTATCAAAGAGCATCGTGCCAGGACTCGCAGCATGGGTGCTATTCTTTGTCAGCTTTATTCTCCCATCGGTATCTGTAGCTACAAAGTCAAAGGTATAATAAACCCACGAAGATGTTGCCGTTCCTGTAACCGACCCCATAGCTGTTCCTGTACTAATATCAATCATGCTAAGTACAAATGACGGGTCCGTTGAAGTACCTATCTTGACATAGCAACCTACACGATACGCCTTGCCAGATACAAGGGTTACGTTCTGATAGAGTGATTGTGTAGCACCCCCTGTTGATGTGATAATACCGTAGTCGTCTGATTGACCACCGCCAGCAGGGTGAGAACTTGTTGGAGTTCCATTCTCTCCCGACCATCCAGTTATGACAGCATCAAAAGTAGGATTGCTTAACATATTACTATCCATGACAGGAAATTCAACCTGCGCCCTGACTGCTGCCACGGTAGATAAATGCTGAAAGATATAGTTTTCTATCATATCCCGCCAATGCCTTTATACTTCATTCTTTTAAGAGGTAATGTCCTGAGAAAATGATTGAGTGCTGTCCTCATGGTATCTAGTATTTTTGGTACATTATTTCTTATTGCAGGTCGAAGAAATGGTCTTGCAGGAAGATTTTTTCCTCCATATTCAATAAATATCCCAAACCATGCCTGAGGTGCTAAGAATATCCTCCAGAATGATCTCCCTCTATCAGATTTCCTTTTACTCTTTCCAATAAAAAGATTTCTAGCTACATGACCTGCATCGAATTTAGTTCGCACCATTCCAGCTTTATTTCTACCGCCAATAGTCATACCAGCGTATTCACCCTTTTCCTCTGGTATATAGCTGATATATCCTTCAGTTCCCATTGAACGATATACATTAGGCTTCGCTATATCACGTACCACTGCTGCACCTGCCATAGTCATATAATCAGCACCTTTTCTTTGCATATGACGGGACAACTGCTGTAACTCCCAATAGAGTTCCTTGAATCCTTCTAATTCAAACCTGACTATTGTTTGTCCGGCCATTAGTCACCATAACCAGCGTTAGTCGTATTCGTTGCCAACCTTTCAAAGCACATTATCTGTTGTTCTATTTTCTGCTTATTCGGTTTTATTACAGATTCGATATTATAGATGCTAGTCCCGTGGGCAATTATCATTGTCGGGTTAATAACTGTTGAATTGTGACGGAGTGTTATCTTGGTGTCTACTTTACTTTGAAACTGCTGACTTTGGTAATATTCTCTACCTGATAAGGGTTGAATGTCTGCCCATGCATATTTGATGATGGTAGTCCATGTATTGACAAGCTCTCCCGTAATAGTGCTTTGGGTAAAAGCCTCTCTTCTCACACTGACTAGATGGCGAAGTCGCCCTGCAAGCATCAATACACCTCAGGTCTGACATAAGGGTCAAGGAGTCCCATAAAATAATCATGTCCTAACTGTACATTCTGTACATTTGAAAGGCTCAATGATTCTCTATTCTCATATGCTGCACCTACTCTCATCTTTATCCAATCCCTGATAGGTTGTGGAGTAGTTGCTGTCGAAGTTAATGCTGCAACCTGATAACCATAGATAGCCTGGATAGTGACAGCGTTGGGAATGTCTCTGACATTATCAGGCCACTCGTTGCCGTAGGTAGGGTAGACTCTTGGAGGGTCACTGTAATAGTCTACCGTGTAACAGGTTGCCGGAAGGGTTGTTGACTGCCCACTTGCATCTTCAATGAAGGTGATTGTAACATCTGCTACCGTAGATGATACAGGAGCTAAGGGTAGTATAATTTGCTCTGTGCTGCTTGGAAAGTCGTCAAGTATATACTTCCACGTTTGAGGCATACAAATGCGCCTAGTGTAATTCTCGCACTCTACACGGGCTGTTTTAATCATGTTGTCGAGTATAGCGTCCTCTGCTGCGGTATCTGAAGTCGATAACCGTAGCCAGTGCCTTACATCAAGGCTAACAACTGGTTCGCCCGTAGCATCTGTAACTAAAACGAGAGGCATCTCATCACCTATATTTTACGTTAAAACCACAGGCTCCTGCTGCTACCGTCATATCAGCATAAATCCCAGTATCAAAAAATGATCCATATGGGTCCAAAAACCCCGAAGTTCCTGCTTCGCCAGCTGGTACATTGAAAGAGACATAATTACCCGCATTGGTTGACGCATTGTTATATAAATCAACCTTACAGGCATTTGTTCCATCTGGTGTAATGACAATTCCAAGCAAGTAAGCTGGCCTAGCTACTATTACGGCATCGGCTGCCTTGCGAGGACTCCACACAGCAAACCCCTCTTGAGCATATGAGATACTACTGAGAACCAATATAAACAACAATACAAATGATATCTTTTTCACCTTCCTACCCTCCAATTTTCCGCATCGTTCACACCTACGCTGTAATACACCCTTCCATTGTTTTGCTTTTCCCCATGCATGTAAACCTATCTTACAAAGTAAATTAAGCACTCTCAAGCCACCCTCGGAGACCAACAGCACAAACAGCTCCTGCTGCATCTGCTATACCTGATACCTTCAACTTAGTCAAAGGAGGTAACTTTGTCGGGACTTCAAAATATCTCACCAAAGCACCATTAGCCATATTGATTTCAGAGTAAGGCATATAAAAATCCCTGAATACACCTTGGTCGTTATCATAGTTTGCTCTTGTAGTAAACCGTATACCCTTAGTAGCACCGTAAACACTGACTGATAAACTAGTAACAAACAGGTTCTTACCAGCAGGAACCATATAATTTATGTTCCTTGCCCTTGTGTACTTCGGTAGTATCTGACTATAGATAGGGGTGTCTGCGGTGTTTCTTAAACTTATCGTTCCCGTAGCGCCCAATCCTGTACCCGTCTCAATGGCTCTAAACGCATTGACAAATCCTATGTCAGTGGCAACAGTCAAAACAGACGTAGTGCCGTTAGGAATTATCGTTGTTGACATTGTAGCCCCTGCGGTAGTCACATAGCTTATCCATAGAGAACGAATACCACCACCTGCTGCGTGGTCTCCTGTTGCGTTGCTATATACTTCCATCTGCATATTAGATGTAGGTGCTACAAATATCCCCCCTACTCCCCATATATCTTCTTCTGATGTTCCTATATCTGGATTGAATCCTATCTTACTCCAAGGAGTGTGGTCTGGTACATTTCCCTCTGCAATATCATAGAGGTAAGGCATTGCTGATACACGAGTTTTACCGTTTATTGATTTCTTCGTAACTCTCCATACACGGTCAGAACCAAGAGTATAGACATTCTCCGTATCCTGTTCAGTATATTCTGACCCATAGGGAATATCATGAGTAGGTTTAGTCTCTGTGCTATTCCCTACATAATGGAGTTTGTAATTAGATAGAATCATTTCCTGGGTCTGCCCCTCATCCTGTTTTCTGTCCGTGATTCCTTGTCAATCATCTGAGTTTCGATAACCTTATCTTCAACTACACCTATCTTGACGGCACAATCAGCACCACGGAGCCACTCATACTCGCTCGTAGTTCCCATGATGACATCTCCAGGACGAACAATATCATTATGGAAAATGTAACTTCCTATGGAACGCATCTTAATCATGATGATAACCCCTTAATGTCATCATCGAGGTTGCTCCATATCTTGTCTATTTCCTGTACTGCATGGATAGCACCGGAGTATTGGTCGAGGGCTTTCTGTGCTGCAATAGCTTGCTGTTGAGTGACATTCATCTTGCTCATCATATCGACTTTCATCTTCCTGATTTTCTTCTTGAACAAGTTCTGTCGTCTTTCCTCAAAGCCATACATGAACCTAGTTTTTAAGAGATCATTCTCAGGGGGAATATTTATCTTTATTCCCATGCCAGCAGCAAAACCTAGCCACCATTCGCAGCTTGGTCTTTGTGCGGCATATTCCGTTCCCACGCTCATGTCAACACCCCAGACTTCTATCTCCTTGAACCCTTCAAAGATAGCGAGGCAAATCTCATAACTGATCGTGTTCGTGATATACCGTGACTTCTCAATGCCTAGACCCTTTTCTTCAGCGAACCATCGCACCATAGCCTCGAGAGGAAACGGTACAGATAAAGGAACTAGCTCAGGCCAGAACTGTTGCATATAAACAGGACAGTTCAGGGCTGCCAAGCCTTTCATGTATTCCTCTACGGGTTGACCACGGAAATCCTTGTCATCCCTTCTGACCAACTTCTTTTGGTTCGGGTCAAACCATATGTTGTGGATCTCAAACCACCTATCCCATTTTGCGCCCTTTAAAGGAACACCATAGAGATTATTCACTCCCCAGAATTCAGCATCTTTATCATCATACGGAACTGAATCCTTATTACCTGCACATCCCACAATGTACACCCTGTCTTTTTCCCTTATGGGGACTTTCATCTCATATGTTACTGTTGTTCCATCGGGCATTTTCACCTCGACTTGTTTCCCTTCAAGCCTCATATTACCTCCTTTAAGTTAAATTAAGGGGAGGATTTTACCCCTCCCCTTTTGAATCTAGAGAGCAGTTGAATTGCTCAGGCTCTTGCTTCTTTGAACGCTGAAGTTACTCACCGGGGCATCGCTGTACTCCCTAAAGAGAGTTACACTTACAGGCTGGTTGCTGTGTGTTGATTTAACTCCACAAGCTATATACCTTTTACCCTCCGGTAAGTTCTTCTCGCCAATTCCTAAATGCATAAGAACTGGCATACCGATGCATACCCACGATGTACCTGCTACCATATTGGCAGTAAGTTTAACCGTTGAGTTTACATCCTTTTTCATAATCCTAACTACTGGGTCAGCATCCTTCGCATTACTCGTAGGTTGTACCGCAACCCAATTAGCGGATAGAGCGGTAGAAGTATTCGCAGCAGCACCATTGAACATGGCAATAAAACCCTCGCTTGCCACCGTTGCCTGCTCTGAAGCAAGACCAGCAAACGCCATAGCTACTGATGCAGCCGAGGATGTGACAAACGCAGCAGAACCTATGTTAAGGGTCTGCACGGTTGCCTTCCCGTGAAATGTTGCGAACCTAAGCCAAATCTCATCAGCTCCGCAAGTCGAAGTTATTCCCGTTGCCGTGAACCTACCCCCCTGTGCTGTAGCAGACGATATTCCAGAAGCACCACCACCAGTGCTGTTAGAGGCGCACAATACCCTCGCAGTATACGACTGCGCTAGCGTTGATATGCCTCCCGTACTTCCCAATACCTTCCCATTGATAATGAAGTCTGCTCTGCAGAACCCCTTCATGTCATACCATTGGGAGATATTCTCAGCGGTAGAGCCAGTGGAATCGAAGATCACATTATCAATCTTGTATCTTTCCTGAAATTCCATGACTCCTCCTATGTGTTGACGTTTACCACCTTGCCATTAAATGCAGGGGTAGCCGTTGGGTATGACAGCATAATAGCCGCTGCCGCACCTGTGGCTAGACCCGTCAACGGTGTAAAGGTGATACCAATATATTTAGGGCTGTTTGTTGAGAATTGACCAGCAGAGATATTGATAACTCCCTGTAGTTCTGTCATATACGGCAAACAAGTACCTGCAGCCGCACTCGCCTCAACGGTCAACCCTGTTCCGTAATCATCATCCGCTTCAATCCTCAAGAGGTTCTTGGCGGTAAATCCTGCGGTAGTCTCTGGCACTGCCCTATAGTGAGGTAGCTTAACGCTAGACCCCTTTCCATTGATTGCCCTTGAAATCTGTAATGCACCGTTGTTGGCGGTAGCACCGACAGCAGTTCCGTGATAGGTAATGCCGTTGATTGTTATGCCAACCGTAGTAGCCATTGCGGTGTTACACCACAGGATCATGTTATTTCCACCGCCGTATACCTGCATTGCCGTAGCAGCACCCAAGTTCAATGTTGCTCTCGCTATATTTGAACCAGTTACCGATGCTGCGGTAGACTCTGTTACCGTAAAATCATATCCACCAGCCGCACTTGCGTTTAGTCCTGTTGCCAGAGTACCAGCATGGACCATGCACACCACGGAGATGTCTCCCTGTCCGAAGTATCTCGTCTTGCCTGTCAACGATGTTCCAATCGTTGCGCTGTCGAGATACAGCGTGTTAATTCTTATTCCTTCACTTGGGAAATTAGCCATTTTCATTACCTCCTATAAGGTGCTTAAAACGACAAATGGGCTTACTGTGGAGGCTGTCGCACCCTCAAGACCAAGAGGCTCGGTCAACCACGGTTTACCATCAACTCGCCATGTAATTCTGAATACAACCCTGTCAGATAAGAACAGGAGTTCAGTAGAAATCGCAACATCAGGACCAGAACCTTCCTTGATGAGATAGTACGAAAGGTCAGCTAGAATAAGGTCGCCCTGAGTTCCGAGAGCAGGAAGCCTGTCGCAGAACAATACAGGAAAGCCCATGATAGTCGGAGGAATAGAGTCTCTTGCCGAACCCATCAATGCTCCACCCAACCATATTGCGTGGTTGCCTGCATCGACCATAGTTACCAACTGTGGAATTGCTGTCTGACTTGCGAGCCATACAAGATTCCCACCGAATTTAGCTCTTGCGTACATACTGTATATGTCAACAAATGCTATTGTGCTTGCTGCACTTCTTGTAACGGTAATTCTGGCAGGAGAGTTACAAATACCGATTGACTTGTTTACTCCATCGCCACGGAGGAAGTCGTAATCTTCCTGACCCACTTTTGCCTTCTGCATCTGACCACTAATAAAGGAACTAGCAGCACCCCAGTTGTTCAGAAGCTCGTTGGTACATACGATATAAGCCGCAATTTTCTTTGGCTCCATCGTGATCTGCCGAAGATGTGCATCAGTTTCAGTTAGGGTTAGTGCCTCACCAGTGTGCGTCATAACGACACCACCATACATATTCTGCCCTGAAGTCTGATCTAGACTTGGCATGGTCAATTTTGCATCAGGCGGCTCACCGGGAGGGATTACAGTAGCCCTCGGTTTAACGATAGCTTCCTGTGGAGCTACCTGCCACAATTCAGGCTTAAACTGCTCTGGAAGGGCAAAACCACCCATTGCACCAGTGCCGAATGACTGCTCACGTTGTTCAGCGAGAGTATCGAGCCTCTTGTCCTGTCTGTGATCGTAGTGACGGGCTGCTATCGCCCAGAAATACTCACCAACATTGGAAAACTCTTTCTCAGGATCAGGCTTGTCGCCAAACTTCCTTACTTCAAAATTAGGAATAGGATTGATAATCCTTTTCGCCTCACCCTCAATCTCGGAAAGTCTTTCTTCCTCTTTAATCTCGCCCTTGATGTCATCTATCATAGTATCGAGTTTCTTGTACTCTACATTTTCCTCATCTGTCCGTTTCCGCTTCTCAGTGTCACACAGGTCGAGAATGTCACGCATACTTTTGAGTGTGTCAGCCAGTTTCTTCCTCAACTGCTCTAACTTATTCATGTTTAAAATACCTCCTTAAAGGTTAAATCAATTTTATCTCTTTCACTATCTATAGTTACTCTCCATGAGTTATCCTCAGGAGGTTTATTGTTGTTCTTCCATGCATCACGGCAATTCACCGCTATATCTGTTTCAGGGTACTGTGGATAAGTAACAGGAGAAACATCCCATAGCTTTACTTTCTCAAGCGTTCTGAGGTCGTGATCTTCCCTTTCTTCCCATGATTGCTTGACAACATTAAAGGCGAATGACATTTGTGTGATGTCGCCACGCTCCATAGATACGGTAAGGTCACGGGCAAACTGCGTATCAGGAGGGTCTATCTCAACAAATAAACCTTTATCGTCCTCTCGCATAGATAACGTACCTGCCTTATTTCTTCCAAGGACAAAGTTTGCATCATGGTTGAACAAAGCTCTTACATCATCCTCGACAATGCTATCAGCGAAAGCACCAGGTGCAACCTGTTCACGAATACCGAAACCTAAATTAGTCTCAACATTGAACACGGCAGCATGACCTGACATTGTTCGTTTTCCGTCTTCACGCTGAATGACCCTCATATCTATGTCAAACGTCCGTTTTTCCATCTTCTCCATTATTGTCACCTCCACCTTCCTCATCCTTATCAACGCTATCTTCACCGTTGTTTATATCTTCTTTTTTAGGTTCCTTTGTCGGGTCAACAACGGGAGTTCCGGCAAGGGTCATATTCATGGGTCGAAGATATTCATCACCTTCTGTTCCAAGAGGATTCATGTTCTCTAACCTGCGTATATCATTTGCCGATAACCAACCCCATTCACGCCCTATCTTGAAAGCATTGTATCTGCTTGATAAGTCACCACGCATCAAGCCGTTCATATTGAATTCGGCAAATATCTTCTTGCGTTCTTTTAGGGTAAGGAGGTCTTTCGATATAGACTGTTCCCAGTTCACGCACCACGGAAGCATGGTATGAGTGGCAAATGATAAGAAGAACTGTTCTGCGCTTGCAAAGGTTGCCGACTTATCTGCCTCACCGAGCATGACTAGAGGCACGTTATACCATCGAGCTATCTCTTTAGTCTGGAATACCCTTGTCTCAAGGAATTGAGCGTTATCGTTATTCAACCCAATAGACTGTAACTCCATGCCTTCTTCAAGTATCATCGTGGTGAACCGTTTTGATGCTTGGAATTGTGCAAGAGAGTTTTTCAGGTTGGTCCTTGCATTATCATTCAATTTCATGGGGTGTTTTAACACTGAAGATGCTACGGCGCTATTTCCGAAGAACTGAGATCCATATTGTTCGGCTGCGAGTGATAATCCGATGCTTTCCCTAGCAAGGGTAATCCTTGACTTAGGATTGAACATATCGGTCTCAAAATCGGTGATCGACCAGATGTACTGCGAAGGAATACGAATCTCTGAACCAGCACTACCCATATCACTCGTTGATAATCGGTAGTTGTACCAGACGTTCCCTTCTTTGTCTTTTTCTACTCTCATCCTGTCAGGATGCATAGGTATTAACGACATTACTTCACCGAGTCCGTTATACTCTATATAGGCGTAACAGATACCCCTAAGAAGCATATGGGTCATCATCATGCGCCTGAATTGGAAGGATGTCTGATATTTGTTGGGTTGTGTATGAAGCAGATCGTAGAGAGAATTTGAATCGGCGATATCCTTGCCGTTATCTCCACGCCTTCGATAAAGCATGAGAGGTAATGATGCGAGTGTACCGGAAAGAATATCAACACAAGCAAAAACAGTTGAAGCTGCTAACGCACTATCAGCGTTGACATTTACCCCTGATTTAGTTCCATAGGAATTTGCGATAGCAGTATTGATAAACATTCTGTCATCGTTGACAGAGGCACGGGACTCAATTGAATTGAAGAAATTTATGACACGGGATAGTATTCCCATCTACTAATGCAACAAATGTAAAGCATGGAATACATAAGTATTTATTATTACTATAATAATAGGGTAATTTTATGTCAAGTTACGGAGTCTTTCTGATACTGCTTGTCGAGATATTTTTAAATATTTTGCTATATCATTCATCGGTATTTCAAAATATATCATTGCAAGGATAGCCTTTTCTAATCCTCTAGGCATATCTTGTATTTTTTGAAAGTAAAATACAAGTTCATCTTTTTTTCTTTCAGCTATTTCCTCTAAATCAATTCCTGTACTCGTCCAGTGAGCAATAAAGTTCAAGCTATATATAACATCCCTTCCTCGTTGAGATTTAGGGGTATTATCTTGCCCAACATACTTTTCTGCATCTTCGCATAATTCCTTACAAGTATCTTTCTTCTTACAAGTATCGCAAGTCATCGTGTATACACCACATTTTCCACGTCTATCCCCTCCCTTACCCGTCTATATCGAGAATGGTGTTCTAAGTGATTAAACTCGTTGTTCGTCACGAATCCCTTCTGGCGCATTATTTCAGTTATTAAAGGTTTATTGCTTTTCTGCAAGTCGATCTCCATAAGTACACTTCTTACGGGACTCTTGTTCAAAGTTACCAGCATACCCTCAAGGATTTCCTGTTCAGCTCCGTCTACATCTATCTTAATATGATTCGGGCATGGTAGACCGTTGATAACCATGTTGTCGATACTCGTTACCGATATGGCTTCGGTTACTTCTCCTGTTGCAGAAAGAATACCACCAGTAGCACCCTCTGTTATGTCAGCATCGTGCCAGTACATATTCTCAACTCTGTCCCTTCCTATTGCTACACAGAGGGGAATAATATTTGTAAAGTGATTCATGACAGCATTGACGAATAGTCGCTTATAGTTTACCTTAGATGGTTCAAAGGCATAGATAGTTATAGTCTTGAATAAAGAAGCACAATAGAGGGAATACAGTCCTATATTCGCACCGACATCATAAAAAATATCCCTCTCCTTGAAAGATTGAATCCAATATAAAGTTTCCGGCTCTTTAATATAAAATGTGTCAGCTCGCCACTTCTCTAGTGAAGTCTCTTGAACCATCTGAAAAGGTGGTTTACTCATCAGAACCCCCATCCTACGCCAATGGCTAGATTGTTCGCCACGTACCCCGCTTTAACAACCGTTGTTCCAATTATCCATGCCCTGCGATAAGGATGAGGCAATAGGTGAGCTATAAGAGGTTGCAAAACAAGTGTAGCACCCATTAAAGCGTTTACCTCCCCATGAGAAGGATGTTTTCCCAATATTGGATTATGCTCATGCCATTTGTCGGGGTTACTTGCAATCTTGTTCGTCTGCGCCCAATCTATACCATGAAGTGCGAGGAAACCTGCTTCAAGTGCGAGATCAGTCTTAGACCATCCAGCACATCCCGTAAGCATAAAAATAGCTATCCATATCGAAGAAAATATAATAATACTTACACATATTCTTTTCAGAGTAGATTTATACATATCCTCCTCAGCATGGGCTCACCCACGGTTCCTTATCAATTTCTATTAATTTAGCTTTGCCAGTAACTACTAGATGTAGAGCGTATATCCAATCCTTTTGAGAATTAATATCATATCCTGTTATATAATCAGTTTCAAATGCTTGATATAACCTCATCGTTTTTCTCGTTGGTCTTATTTCAAGGCTTCCATTCTGCACATAGTAATATGGCAAAGTCTGGGTAGGGTATGCATGGTCAACACCATCTTCGCCCATTATTGGATACATTCCTCCAGCAGATAAAAACCACATCTTGTGAGGATGCTCGCTAACTGGCTGTACCGCCTTCATCCAGCAATCTTTGTTATAATTATTCCATGCCCTTAAAAGCATATATATAGTCCTGAAAGGATTTGTAGGTCTGAGTATCATAAAATAATCTGTCTGAGGTATATTCGATAATGCGTGTTCTATCCATTCAATGTCGGGACTGTCATCTAACGCTAAATCTTTTGGACGTTTAATAACAGTTGCACCGTAATATCTCGCTATGGCTTCCGTCTCTAAATCATCTGTAGATACATAGATGCCATCGAACAATTTCGATTGTAGGGCAACCTCGATGCTATAAGCAATCATTGGATGAGATCCTAGACGTTTTATATTCTTTCCTGGTAAACGCTTAGAACCCCCTCTACTTGGAATTAACGCTACTAAACCGTTCATGCTCCTCCCCACCCGTAGCCATCATTAAGAAACCACGGATTAGCTTTCGTTATTCTGAACATTCCGTTTACGAAATTAGATTGCTTGCACCATCCTCTATAACCGCCATCATGTCCGTAAAGTGTATGGGATTTCTCAAATGACCTATCTAGTCTATCCTCGCAGAATGGACATTGACGGAGGAACACGACTTCGTACCAATCAGGGTCAATCTCTACCAAACCGTGTATCCCGAATCGACTAATACTGTTTGACCTGTAAACTCTGGGGTGTCAACAAGAAATCGCAGCGTAGACCTTAGAGATTGTTCTGATACGAATCGTTGGAGCGGGAGACAGTCGAGGAACTTTGTTCTAAATTCTCCCTCTGGTAACTTTCCCGTATCCACGGCACCGTATGCCATACCACAAGAGCGGATACCGTTTCTCCCATATTCACTTGCGAGAGAACGGACGAACTGAATAAGACCCGATTTACTAGCGTTGTATGCTCCAGGCTTCCGTATTCCTTCTTCATAATTTTGCCACCTCGATGCGACGTATCCCTGAATTGACCCTACTGCAATAAACAACCCACTTCCTCGCTCTGCCATAGCTGGCATCCATTTCTCTGCTGCCCTGAACGCACCTAAGAGATTGACATTGACAATATCCTCATATCTCTTGAAGAAATGTACATCACCTCGAGGGGGATCGTCCAGAGCTGCGTTATACAGGATTATGTCAGGGATGATACCCTGTAACACTTCTCTATTGAATAAATCAAAGTATAGTTTGTCTATGACGGTATATCCGAGCGATACGTCCATGCAATAGACATCGTAGCCCAACTGTTCTAGTTCGTCTTTCCATATGGGTCCAAGATTGCCAGAAGAACCGATAAGGACAGCGTTCTTTAATTCTTTAGCATCTGCGAGTATACGACGCCATGTTGTGTGCAAATTCCAAGTTACTCTATTATCCACAAACTCGCTGTTAGTTTCGTCCATTATTCCACATCATCCTCATCATACATTCTGTGATTACCACTTTTAAGATGATCAATTATTCTATCAATTTTTTGTTCTATTCTGTTTAATCTTTCACCGAGAGTATCTATGCCCCTTGATATTGTAAATTCATTAGGTTGCTCTATCGGATAAGGTGTAAGAAAATTATTAATAAGATCATTTTTACTCATTCTACATCCTCCCATGAGATAGGCCATTCGCCAGGAACAGTCTTCGCCATCGTCTTTCCCAATAGGTTGTAAAATTCATACGGTGGCAGTCCTATCCTTGGTGTTTTAAGGCATAAATCAATTTTTTTTATCTTCTCCCCCTTTTCCATCTCGTAACGGGTATAAACCGACTTTCCCATCTTCATTATGGCGTTTTCCTCGCTTGGGAGGATTCTCTTGATACCATCACCCTGAGCGGAACGTACAGCTCGTATATCCTCTATCATTACCTCCATTCCGTGAGGTTCAAGAGAAAAAGCATGGTCTGTACCCTTTGACGACCTATTCAGTGTGAAATGCTTCTCAATAATCCTGGCACCTAATAAATACGCTGGTGATGCCATTTTTACGCTTGCGAGGTGGTCTGATATACCGATAGTCACCAAAGGAAATTTAGTCCTTAAACTCGTTATCATCCGAAGGTTCATATTCTCCGGCTTGTTCGGATATTCCATAACGCAGTGGAGTAAGGAAAATTGCCTGTTGATAGGGCTTATCTCATCGACTGCACGTTCTATGTCGGTCATGGTACAACCACCCGTTGAGATAATCATTGGCTTGCCGAACTTGGCAACGGTATGCAAGAGGGGTATATTGACTATATCTGCGCTTGCAATCTTATAACAGGGTACATCTAGCTTATTTAGGAAGAATGCAGCCTCCTCATCGAAGGCGGTAGCGAAGAAATCTATGCCTACATAGTCAGCGTGGGCTTTTAGTTTAAAATATTGGTCAAAATCGAACTCTAACGCCTCTCTATGCTCGCCATACGTCTTTCCATAGGAATTTTCGTTATCATAGGGCGAATTATACAGTTTTTCAGTAAATAACAGTTTATTCGTCCTTTTTTGCAGTTTTACTGCGTTTGCACCGCATAATTTAGCTTTTTCAATCATTTTTTCGCAAATTGCTACATTGCCACCGTGATTATGTCCTATTTCAGCAATGACATACGGTTCAGTAGAGTCCATGATACGGGTATTGCCTATCGTAAGGCTACGCATGACACCTCCTTAGAACATTTCAATGACTTTCTCCTCATACACGCTTGAATAAATATCCTTTATCGTTGCACGGTCCAACCCCATCACGAGACTTACTATTCCATCTATTTTCTCGATGGACTTTTCTTTGTCAGGCTTAATGTTTCCCGCAGGGTCTTGACGAACAACCACATTTGATGCCATCCAATTTAGAACAGGATTGTTACCGTGATTAATCTCTTGAGCGAGGACCATCTTCTCAAGCGCCTTCATGGGCCTGCTCATTGATGCGAAACCTTGACCGAACTGAATTAACTTACGGGAAGCATGAGGGCTATCCTCAGCATCGAAGCCCAGTTCTTGCAAATCCTGCATTATCTTAGTTGCACCCCATCGGTCATAGCAGATTTCGGTAATATTGTACTTTTCAGCGAGCGTTGAAATCTCATTGATAATGAAACTGTAATCTATGACGTTTCCGGTGGTTGAAACCATGTATCCCTGCTGACACCAGATGTCGTAGGGAACTCTATCCCGTCTTGACCTAGCTTCCATAGAGTCTCTGGGTATCCAGAATCGACAGATGACTTGGTATTTCTCTCCTTCTTCCTCTGGAGGGAATACCAGGACAAATGCTGAGACATCGGTAGTTGAAGATAAGTCGAGCCCTCCGTAGCAGGTTCGTCCTCGAAGAAATTCCTGATCAACCACACCCGCACAAGCATTCCAAGTCTCTGGCATAATCCATCGAGAGATAGATGAGACAGGGATGTTAAGCCTGAATCTAAGGAAGTTGTTGTATTCTGTTGGGCTTTGCTTCGCAATTTTAAAATCCTCCCTAATTTTGTCCATTGTGAAAATATGACCAACGGACGGGTTTGCTAATAGCCATGTCTTTTCATCTTCGGGGTCATCTTTGTCTTTATCAGCAATATACAGAATGGGAAGGAAGGTCGGGTCTTCCAACATACCATCCCTTATCTTGATAGCCCTTTCACGGGTACGCCACCAGATAGAGTTAGGGTCGTATACTCCGGCAGTCGTTGTGATAAAGATAGCCTGCTGAGAACGGGCGTAATCTGTACCGCTTGTTAGCACGTTGTACAACTCATCATTGGGTTGAGCGTGTAGCTCATCGAAAAGGATAGCAGAAGGGTTAATCCCGTGCTTCGTGTAAGTTTCAGCAGAAAGCACCTGATAGAATGAACCGCTCTGGAAGTCAACTATTCGTTTTCGGGAATCAACGATAGTAAGACGCTCTGACAACCGTTTGTTATTGCGTACCATCTGTGCTGCGACGTGGTAACAAAGACCCGCCTGTTCTCTATCAGAGGCGGCACTGTAGACCTCAGCTCCCATTTCCCCATCAGCGCAGAGGAAGTAGAGGGCAAGAGCAGCGAGCAATTCAGTTTTTCCATTTTTCTTTCCTATCTCGATATAGCAAAAGCGGTGCTGTCTAAGATGGTCGCTTTCGCGCAAGACACCAAAGAACGAGTAAATAATGTCAAGCTGCCAAGGTAGAAGATGGAAAGCCTGCCCAGCCCACTTGCCCTTAGTATGGGTGCAGTAGCGAGTTATAAACTCGACAACATGGTCGGCCTTCTCTTTGCCGAGCTTAGATAAGTTCTTTTTCTTTGTTGTCATCGTCAAAGTTATAATACCCCTTCATGGATTCTGGTGTTAGATGAAACTGTTTAGAATACTCAAGGAACTGTTTAGAATATTTCCGCTTAATATCGGATAAAGCGGATTCCCTAAAGGACTGCGATTCCGTACCCGTCTTGTTGTCCCACTTATCATCTATCTGCAATAGAGAGCGGTTAGTTTCATCTATGGCGTGATTAATATCTTTTAAGCGAGAATAGATGTCGCATAGTTCGTTGAAGGTGTCTTCAGAGAGAGTATGAAGTTGTTTTGTCTTGATGAGGTAAGGTGAGATTTTATACCAATAGGATTTCGCGAGATCATTCAAGTCGTCAGGACAAAATGGGTCTGAGCATGAGAGAGAATATTCCTCTTTGATAACACGTTTACTTGGATTACCCTTTAACTTCTTTTCCTTTGCTGTCTTCATAGACCTCCTTGCCTAAAAATTGCGTAAAAACTTAAAAAATGCGAAAAGTAAAGCGACGCTACACGCGACGGTACGCGAGAGTAACTTCCCAAGATTGTCGATACCCCTACCCCAGTTGCTCGAGGTTAGCTGTGGTTGCATCTTTTTAATTCATTAGTATAAAGTATTATACCTTCCTCCCATGTAGCCTCTCATGACAATCCCTACACATTGATAGAAGATTGTCCTGATCTAACAACTCGCCACCTTTGTCAATCTCTATGATGTGATGCACTAATACAGCACGCTGCCCACAAGTGCAGATAGGATGCTCCCGTAGTTGTATACGTCTTGCCTTATCCCATGTGTTCGTATAGCCACGTTCCCTTGATGTAGGTCGTGTCTTGTCATACTGCTTATATGGCTTATAGTATATTGGTCTACATACTAAGCAGTACCCGCTTGCATCCTTGGTTGTATGGTTACACGCTTTGTTACGACATGGAGTTGATGTTTTAGTTGGCATACTGTTTATCCTTATACTCTTAGTGGGGATATAACCTGTTTCTTTAGATTATTAACTATGATTGTCTTATATTTCTTTACTACTTTAGATATATAAGGTTGAGATACATTAAGCATATTAGCTATTTGAGTTACTCTCATCCTATGATTGAAATATAAAGACATTATTAATTCATGCTTTGATTTGGTTATAAATACATCATTGCTATTACTAAATGTGGGTATACCTATAGTACGCTCTACAAGGGGTACATAATCCTGCCCTACATACTGTTCTGCATACGTGCATAGTGCAGCACACTCCTTGTATTGAGCGCACTCACTACATAGTGTTGTTGTAGGTTTGATACTCATATTGCACACAATGAGATCATGGGTTTCACAATTCCTTTGGCTCGCAAAAGTTCTATGGGTTTCATCTTAGATCTGGCTCGCAATGTAAAAATGGGTTTCAGAGAAGCAGTAGCTCGCACTACGACAATGGGTTTCATATGGGCTTTGGCTCGCATGTTTTCATTGGGTTTCGGTGGATTGCTGGCTCGCAGAACTTGTATGGGGTTCATGTGTAATTCAGCTCGCAGAATGAAAGTGGGTTTCACCGTTACTCTGGCTCGCATTGCGGTTCTGGGGTTCAAAGTCATACTGGCTCGCATTCCTTCCATGGGTTTCACAGGAGTTTCAGCTCTTCTCACTTACGCTACCTTTCTTGTAGTGTAAGTACGTTTGGCAGGGAGTGATTGGGTTTCACTGGTAATATGGCTCGCAGATACGGGTTGGGTTTCACCAAATACGCGGATCGCATCGTTCACACGGATTTCAATTTCTCTTTGACTCGCAACGTTCTTGTGGGTTTCAATCAATAGCTGGCTCGCATGGTTGACATGGTTTTCAATTGTTGCCTGGCTATCCCAATAATACGGTGCTATTAAATGTTGATGTCCCTCTTTTCCTATTATCCACGGTGATTCAATCGACTTGCCCTCTATCATCCTATCTACCATCCATAGATGAGATAAGAACAGTTTCACCGCTTTCCTTTTTGCCATAGCGTGGATATGACCCTTAGATAAATCCTCCCTTTGCTGATACTTCGACTTTGCTTCATCATATATCTTGCGATATTCACACTTAATGCCCTGCTTAATAAAGCTATCGCCTATAAGAAAACAAAGTGTACGCCCTTCCGTATTCCAATTGACCATGACACCTTTCTTTCTTTTGGGCATAACTCCATCAACTGTATGCATACCCATATAAGCCCACCACTTCGATATAGTTAAGAACTCCTTAGGCTTGAGCATAAAAGATAAATTACCGTCACCTTTGATGCTCTTGTCGCAATTTTGACAATAATACTGTCCTTCTTGTTTATCAATAGGGGTCTTACAAACCTTACAGATAGGAATATAACTATATTTAAGTAGCTTGATAAGTCGAGCTGCTATAGAAGGACCTATACCAGGAACAAGCTTGAGCCATTGATTATACAAATCGAAGTCCTTGAGCCTCTTTGCTATAGTAGGTGTTAATATCCTGTCTTTGTATGCATCAAGACCATCTGCAAGTCTTTGATCTTCTGGCAAGTATGCCTTTATCTCATCACTTAGACTATGCCACTCATTTTTGATAGCTACAATTTCCTTTGTTATGCGGTCATATGCATCAGAATATAGTTTTAATATCCCTACACTAATTTCTTGTTCTGTCATCATGGCTTCCTCCCCATAAATTTTATTTCTATCAAGCGGTCATATTGCGCTACTTGTTCACGCCCTAACTGACGAATCCAATCTGATTGCTTTTTCCTCTTGGGCTGTGTATTGAATATCTTGTCGAGATCAACAATCATCATGGGTGAAGAATGCACTACCGTCAATTAATCACCTCCCATTCGCATTGTCCCTTCATAGGCATTTCAATAAACTCCATAGGACCAGTTGTTCCATCCTTATAGCAATCAATGAAACAGAATCCAAAAGTTATTACGTTATTTACCTGTCGTGCATACTTAGATCCTAATCCCTGCAACCCTGGGGTAACTACGAATTTTATCCAATCAGCTCCCATCTTCCATGCACCATAAAAAGGCATATGGATATGACTTCTAACTACGATACCGGGACGGTCTATCTCAAACGCATCTGTCCATAATGCTGCTTGCATTGATGCCTTACCCCCACCGCTTAAACCACCGTAAGGGATTGTTGTGCCAGCTACTTTGTGCTTGTAAGTAAATCTTGTTCCATTAATGGCTATATGACCCTCATTCTCTATCTTGCAATTAAGAGCATCAGCTACTATCCTCTCATAATCCTCGCCCTTTCCCGTATGATATGGTGTCCCATAAGAAAGACGATAGTTTGTTGCGTTGATAACCTTAGCAACATGAGTTGCCATCTTTGCTTGTTCTACTCTGTCTGTTGTTATCTGTTCAGAACCACCTGTATGCACTCCTTTACCATCAATTAAATCACCGTTTAAGATAGCGGTATGGAACGGTTTGTACTTGTTAACCATAGTGTCGAACCAAGCCCATAACTCCGCTTGATAGTTTCCACTATCCCCACTTGCCTGCCACTGAGGTGGTGTTAAACCAGACATATGCCCACAATGAAAGTCACTTCCTAGAAAAACCCTTTTAGTATCATTGTTATTTGTTTTCACTCTTCCTCCTATGACCATAGTTTTCTGTGATCGTAAAACTTCATTGTTGAATCGGTCCACTTTTCCGCTAAGTGTCTATAAACCATTGCAACCAATCGCTGCTTTTCCTCGCTATATTCCCCTAAGCAATCGTGAGTTATAGCTTTATTACCCTCAATCCATATCT